TAACTGATCTATAGGTCTTTTAGTCCTTTCAGAACTGGATAGTCTGTATGGCAAAGTTGGAGAGCCTAATGCTGTTCCTTCCTGCGCAGTATCTCCTGCGATTACAGCAGCATCTAATGATTGTATATTTTTTCTTGCTTCCTGCATTGCCTGACCCAGATCAACTCCCTGCTCACTTGCTATATCTGCTGCGTGTTGTGCTACGATTGCGTTTGGATCAACCCCTTGTTTTTTTAAAGCTAGTATCTGGTCTGGCGACATTATATTTCTCCTTGCTGTGCATTAGGTCTTGGAGTTTCTGGCGCTACCATTCCCTGTGGTGGTGTCGGTGTGGGAGGTGGTACACCCATGCCAGCATTAGGCATTGCTCTTGGGTCTGTGGTTGGAGGGGTTGCTCCCTGTGGAGCTGCTCCCTGCATAGCCTGCTGTGCCTGTGACCTTTCCATTTCCTTCTGTCTTAATATATGTAATAATTCTCCATAGTAGAACTGAGCAAGGTCATCTCTTCCCCTGTTCTCAGTAGCAGATAGTAAGGTATATAGTGTTGCTTCAGGTAATACTCTTTCTGCCTGTTGTTCTTTAATTGCATCATCGACTAAATCTCCATCCTGTAATCCAAGTATTTTATCTCTGATAAACAGGTCTGGCAGCAATGGACTCTGACCTTCTCTTGCCATTTGTGCCATGCTCATCTTGGACATATCATCTTCAGGTAGTTGACCCACGAATTTAATAACAATATCCCCTGCATTTCTTATTGCATCAGGGGTAATTTCTTCAGAGAAGTAATTTCTGTTCATATCTTCGCCTGATAATTCCATAGAATCAAAGGCATCTGTTAAATACTGATCGTTAAGTAGCATACACATTCTTGTATATGCAGCTTCAAGTGCTTTTATTCTTGGTTCAAGTATAGAGTTAATGCCCTGTCGTAAGGTATTGATAGCAAAACCTGATAGCTGGAATTGTAATTCTCCGTATATGCTATGTGGCAATGCTCCTCGTTGTAGTTCTCCTGAGAGTAATCCCAAAAAAGCTCCTGTTTCCCTTGACATTTCCATTAATCCTAATGGTTCTACATCTTCTCCCTGTGCCAAAGATATTTCTGTCCCCTCTTTGTAGGGGTCTTCATCGAGTGTTTTAGTTCCATCTCTTGATTTAATCTTTAATCCCTGCCTTCTTGCACGAGCTGTGAGTTCGAGCATTATGGACATCATAAGATTATTCTTATCATATATTTCTCTGTTATGTCTGAATACAGATTCTCCATAATCTCTTATGGTGTCATCAATCGCTACTGCCTGATTGAGTGCCTGTATTTCTGGTGTAGCTCCTACTGCTCCCAAGAATACTGGTACTTGTGGAGAGCCATGTGGTGTTGCTTTCTTAACAACCTTGCCATTAGAGAGTACAACCATGTTATATTCTCTGTCATAGTAATCATATACTTCTATCCAATCCTCATAATCTTGGGACATATTTAATCTGACATTATATTGTGATTCAATCATTTCTTTTGATCGTTTAGTTTTATAACAAGCCCACAGTAATCCGTCATAACCTGTTGCCCAGTATGTGTGCATAGGGTCAAATGGTGTTACATCAACAAATGTTTTACCTTCTTTGTTTTTAGTAAGCAAAGCTCTGCCTGCGTACCATCCACGAAGGGTAATGTACCATGCGAGTTGTGATTTAACTTCAGGTTGTATAGCCATTTTAAGTCTTTCATCAGCGCTTCTTAAAGTACCGATAAAGAATCTTTCTTTCTGGTCATTAGCTTCTCTCTGTTCTCTTTGTTGTGAAGTTACAGGAATACGAGCAGTTAGTTCTGATGCGTTAAGGAAAGAAATTATTTTATCTGCGAATGTTGCTGGTTCATTTGAAGTATAGTTGTTGAAATCTTCGCCTGCATCGTATGGATCGAGGCGATAAATGGAATAATCTTTATCCATTCTTGAACGCAAAGGTTCAGTTGCATCGTAATGTGCTTCAACTTTATTTATTATTTCTTCTGCTTTTGGTTTCTTAGCCATACTATCTCCACCTTCTCACAGGAATTGTGTTTCTTGCTGCCAGATAACTATACCCAAACCTGTTGACAAGTCCATATATTAATGCCTTAACACTATGATTATACTTATCTTCAGGCTGATTGCCAACTATGTTTCCATCTCTATCTGTTTTCCATTTGTAAACTTTAGTCTGTCCGTCGAATGGATTTGGAGCGAATCCAAGTTCAGATAATAACCCCTGACATCTGGGGGAGATAACTATTTTTGGCTGATGTGTTGAGGGGTCTAACTTTAGCATGGATTTTAATCTTTCAGTACCATCATTTATTCTGATTTTTTCTGCATCCATGTACAATCCAGCCTTATCGAGCCATACTTCTGCTACTGCTGACATTGCCTGATGCTGATATCCTGCGATATCTGTCACACCAAACTGTACATCTTTCCACCAGTTGCGTTGCATTGCGATATCTATCATTTCTTCAGTAATGAGGTTTTGTTCATATATTTCATCAAACACATATACCACATCATTAACAATCTGTACTGCGCATACTGCATAGGCAGAGGCATATCCATGATCTATCCATATGTGGACAGGTTCATCAGGAATATAATCTATTTCCTGTACATGGGTATCAGGTCTGAACTCAGGGAATACTATTCCTCTTGGTGGGGAGGGGATTCCCATGATTCTTTCTTTGAAGAAATCATCTGATGTCATTCGTTGTAGTTTTAATATTTCTTTATCATTTTCTCCGTCTGGATAGAGGTGTACATTTGTATAGGAGGGTAGGGAATATGATTGTGATTCATCTTCTCCGTACTGCCAAGCCTGAAACATTTGTGGATACCATCCGAGTGACCCTTCAAAAGTTCCACCCAGAAACATCCATGCTCTTTTAGGAGCGCATCTGCCTCGTAGTCTGTGGAAAGTTTCAAGATCAAGCTGTGAAGCCTCGCATCCGATGATACCATTAGGCGCTCTCATAGCGAGTGTACGAGGGTCTTTAGCAGATTTAGTCTGTATAAGTGTTCCGTCTACAAGTTCTATTGTGGCAGGGTCAACACGTTTAGATGCTTTCTTTAGCACTCCGAGTTTTTGAAAATCATCTACGAGGTATTCGTATTCTGCCCTTGTTCTCTCATAATCTGCAGCTACGAGCCAGTAGAGTCCTTTGCCTTCTGTTTCAAATACTCTTGATAAGAGGTATTTACTTGCTATCATGCTTTTACCTGCCTGTTCTCCACCAGCCACGAGTATATATCGTTTATCGGAGTTCAGTATAGGGAGTTGTGCTTTGGTTGGTTTAAAATTAACCATATTATAAAGAGCATTTACGACATCAGTTTTTTGTGTCATTTCTCTTTACCCATAATATTGTTTAAATCTATTTCAAGTTTATCTTCTTTTTCTTTCTTTTTATCATCGGTTGCAGTTTTAATAGCTTCTTTAAAGGACTTCATAATGTCCCCAGCTTCCTGTTCTGCGCCTTTATGATCCTTATATTTCTCTGGGAACATACCATTTAGGACAAACATAGTAAGGGTCTGGTAGAATCTTGCCTGTGCGTGGTATTCAATCTTCCCTTCATCATCAGTTTCAGGGGTAAGCATATGTAAAACGAGCTGATAAGCCTTATGTTCTATGCTTTCTCCGAAATCTTTCCTTGCCTGAGAGTATTTTTGCAGGAAATCAGGGTCTTGTTTCCAAGTATATACAGTATTTGCCTTAACACCTGCCACTTCGCAAGCCTTTGCATCAGTACCCCATATAGAATATGCTGCCAGAAACTTATTCTGGTTAGTAAACTTATTCTGACTGTACCCTTTTGCAGGTTTTCCTCTAGGCATAACCATAAATATAGACTATTTTTGTTGTGTTGGCAATATATTTGTGATACAAGAGAGATAGTTTATTCATTTAAACTCCTTTAATTGTAGAGGTTTGTAATGTTCCCTCTACGGATAGGCTAAACTGGTCATCACATATCTACTCCTTTGATTCATAAGACCAGCAGATAAGCAGGTGGGGTTTGAAAATTGACCACCTGCTGTCTATCTTCTAACCTTACAAGTCAGCCACTCCCTTCATACTTCCCTTACGCGCACACGCAGATATAAGATATATATATATATAAATATATAAACACATATATAAAAAACCTACTAAAAAGGTTTTTTATAATATATATGGGGAAAAAAGTGTACATAAACTGTACATAAACTGTACATTTTTCCTTCATAAATTCGATTAGAGGTAAATCATTAGTACGATCTATCTGGTTTTCTAATAGGAGAAAATCAACACCAATTCCCTTTCAGGGGTGTTAATTTTTCCTGTATCTGGTGTACATAAAGTGTACTAGAACTGTACTATAACTGTACATTAATATCAATTTTCCCTTCATACAGTAGTGTACATTAATATTTACCAGCGTTCCTATAATTGTTCTACATAATACATAGAGTAAGTACCAGACTCTTTTTGTAAAAATTAAATTGTCAGAGGTATCTCCTACTCCCCCCACAAACCCCTAAGACATGCCACTCCTTCGTCGCTCTATGTCTTCCACCTTCACAAAAAACAAAAACAAAACAAA